ATGCCGAGTAGTTGCACTCCCGGGTCAGGACTTCCCAGTTACGGGCGGTAACGGGCTTTTTACGCTCGTCGCATTGACAATTGAATGACACGCTCATAGGGCGTCCCATATCTGCGGCGACATCGGGGCGGTCAGTAATACGCTACCCGCGTACCCTTCGATAAGGCCGTCCGGAGCCTGAAAGAAAAACACCATTACCGGCCGGTTTATGTAGCAATTTTTCAGCGGGAACTCGCGTTTTCCGCCGCTGAACCGGCATTTAAATTCCGTAAATGGGTACTCGTCAATATTCGCATTTGACAGAACGGCGCAGCGTATCTCGTCGTCAGAAACGCGCGGGACGCATATCGGCTGTTCCTCGTCTAGTACAGTAAAAGTCATAACAGCACCTTTTTTGCTCGGGTTGCATCGGTACGGCGGAAAACTTCGCCCGGGGTTTTAAACACCCGGCGGCCGAGGATCTGACCGGGTTTAACCGCCAGAAACCGAACCACGCGGGGCGGCGTGGCGATATCCAAAAGGCGAACCGGCGTTAATACTTGCGTCAGGTACTGGCGGCCAGATACGTACCGCTCCGGTGCGGAAGTTAAAATAACTTGCCCGACGTCGTCCTCGTCAAACATTTTTAGAAAAACCCAAACATACGAAAACTGGTTAGCGAGTCGGGCCTCTTTCATCACCCGATACGCGACGGCCAACGGCAACCCGGCGGCGCGCAGGGTGCGGAAATAGTTTTTATAGTTCATGGTATTTGATCCCATAAATGTAACTCGCGAGTAAAAATTTGATACCCGCCTAAGTCGCCAGTAATAACGTTGTCCTGAATACGGAGCGTGACAAACCCCCAGCCCCCGGGGACTTCCTCGCAATACTGTAACGGGGAAATGGGGGCGACCCATACCGGCATTTCCGGGGTGCGTTCTCCGTGCAACCAGAACCGGTTAAGGGGCTCGGTCTTTATGGTCTGCGGAGTTACGAGAACAATTTTCGGCCCGTACGTTTTAAGGCGCAGGTACTGAACCGGGCCGCCTTCGGCGTAGGGGTCGCGGTAATACATTTCCCGGCAGACCTTTACTTTTTTACAGGCGGCCAGTGCGGCGGCGTTTTCTGAGTGGTACGCGTCGGGCAGCATTTCCCCGGTTTGAAACTGTACGCAATACTTTATGCCGTCTTTGGATGTTTGAACCGGCAACACTATAAACGTCATCGGGAGGCGGGTATAACAATTGCCCGCGCGTTTCCAGTTCTCCGGGATGTCGCCTATGTGGTGCATTGCGGCGCGGAGGGCGTCGTCCGGGTTGCGGTAACTGGCTTTTAATGCGGTTCCGTCATCAAATACGATCCGGTAATTATCAGAGAACCGGGCAAGATAAAACTCTAAAATCATTTTGTGTTACTCCCTTGTTTGTAGACAAGTCGGCGGACGCGAGGGGATACCGGGTCCCGGGAGTTAAAATAATCCCACGGTTTGCGCCCGAGTTTTCTGCAAGCGGCGTGTACGGCCTCTTTCTCGGTGTCGTACGGGTCTGGCAGCGCCTCCCCGTTATCGAACTGGACGAGGTAACGCTCCCCGGCGGCCGTGTGTATTGGCAACACTTCAAAGTTCATACCCAGACCTTCCAGATAAAAGCACCGTCTACGTTGATCCCGGCGGCGATCATTGCGTCTACAGACTTATACAGCCCGGGAGCACCACTACACCGGTAACGGCGCTTACGGAACTGGCGGTTCCCGTGGGCGATCAGTTCCGCCAGCGTGACACTGTGAACGCATTGGCAGCGTTTAGCGGCTGCTGCGAGTGCCGCACTGGCCGACCCGTATAACTTCCACGGCGTACCGTGCAGGCGCTCCAGTGGCAGGGAGGAAATAAAAAATACGCGGTCCATCATCGACCAAGACTGTTCGCGGGCAACCCGCAGCGCCTCCGCAGGAGTCAGGGGGATAGGGAGGCGCAGGCGTAAAGCGCGGTAGGTATGCACCCGGCTGGAGGTGTACATAATATGCTTCATTGTTTCACCTCTTTACGGCGGAATATGGTCGTGCGGCGGTCTTCGCTCGGCTCGGATTTTACGTCGCGCATCCGTAAGCCAGTTTTTGACAGACCTGCATAAAATGCGGAATCAAAATCTATAAACGGCCCCTCCACGGCCTCCGGGGGTCGGAGTGATACCATAACAAAACGGGAAATTTTGCCTAACTCAATACGGCAGACGGCGAAACCTTCCGGCTTTTTACGGGTGTACTTAAACATTCCTGCCGCCTCAAGTACGAGCCCCCAGTCTGTCGGGCTTTCCTGCAGCCCCTTAAACGCTTCGGCGGCCGCTTCCGTCGACGAGTCGAAAACGTCAGCACTCAAACGGCTGCCGTCGCCCAGCGTTACCGCATATTTACCTTCTGTAGTTGCCAGAACGTAAAAGTCTGTAATCAGGGTCATAATTTGCCTTTCTGTTTATTTAAAAACTTACCGCGCTTTGATACGTGGCGGCGCTCTGTTAATCGTGCAATCCCGTCGCAGTGTTGACTCGGGGCGCGGTTTTCGCGTTACCCGTCCGCCCCGGCGTGGTGTACGATACTTAAATGATTATAGGGTTAGAAACTGAACTAAACAAGATTATTCAGACAAAATTAATAGTGTCCGAACGCCGCCGTTCGGTCATCATGCGGTAAGTCTTTGATTTATAAAGAAAAGCCAGGTTTTGACAGATTGTAAATTTTTTCGGTTTCTCGGGTAATTTCCACACGGTCGGGCGCTCTCCCCCTCTGAGGGTTGCGGGAAAACAACGAAAAACTAAGGCAGGGAGGCAAAAACTGTTAAGCCACGGACGCGTTAATTATGGGAGGGGCAAAAGGGGCGTTATGTGCGCGACATTTCCGGAAATTGTGACCGAACGCCGCCGTTCGGTCATGGTTCGGTCATGTAATACCAGTTTGCGCAAGTCCTTGATTTGTAAGGCAGTATTTTTTAAACAGTTAATAGAAATGTCTAACCCAGTCAAAAACTTGCTGCCGCTGCGGCGCGGCTCCGGGGCGCTCCGGGCGGCTCCGGCAATTATAAAATTGAAGGCTGGCGATTAACCGATTTTTGGGGGTTTGTTCGGTCATCGGTCATCATAACTTATAAGTCATTGATTTATAAGGAAAAATCCTTAATATGTCTATGGCTTAACAGAAAGACCGAACATGACCGAACAAAGTCCGGACATAAAATAGTAAAAATTGAAATTTAACCGTGTCGTCGTCTATGTGGTTACTGTAATTAGTCGAGGTCTTAACAATGACAAAGAAAATAGGCAAGCTTACCCGCATATCTGTATTCCGTTTGTGGGCGCTAGAAATTGGAATTAACGAGTTAGTCGTAAAAACTGGATTACCGGAGGGGAAATTACGGGAATTACTGAAAACAATTCCGGACGGTCGCCTGCTCCCCGGGACGCTGGCCGAAAAATTAGTGACTTTCAAGACGTACGAGCGCACCGGAAAACCTGCGCGCATAAAAATGATCAAGTTACCGGAGTCTACCGCCCCCAGCGTGGCCGCCCCTGCCCCGGTAGTTGCCCGGGCTGATGACCCGCCGCCGGAAACCCCGGAGGATCTGTTACTGAGACATCGGGAAGACTGGCAGAGCCTGCGGCCGCTGATATTTGAGGCCATCGAAACGCGGAGCAAAGACAAGGCATACATCGCTAAAACAATCGCCGAGACTTTCCGCATAACGCACGACGGCGAACGGCTGGCGCACGGTCTGCCGACGGCATCCGGGGCGGCGCAGGGTAATAAAGGCGACGGTGAACGCACTTTACAGGTGGTAATCGTAAATGACCCAGATAAAAATTAACCTGAAGAAATTCCACTCGGCGCAGCAGCAGATTTACCGGGAGTTAGCCAGTACGCCCCACGGCGGCCGCTTCGTGTTAAGGGCGGGGCGACGCTTCGGCAAAACTACATTGCTGGAGGAAGCGGCGAAAAACTGGGCGGTAAAAGGCGAGAAAATCGGCTGGTTCACGCCGACCTATAAGTTACTGAGCCCGTCCTATAAAGCCTGTCTGCAGACCCTGAACCCGCTAAAAATTACGGCCAGCAAAAACGAGGGGCTTATTACCGTTATGGGCGGCGGTTCGCTGGAGTTTTGGACGCTGGAAGACGAAGACGCCGGACGCTCCCGTAATTACGACCGCGTTATTATTGACGAGGCCGGGCTCGTCCGGGACGGGCTGCGGGATATCTATGAACAAGCGATTTTGCCAACCCTCACCGACCGCCACGGCTCCGCGTACTTTGCCGGGACGCCGAAGGGCGTAAGCGCCCGCAGCTGGTTTTATCAGATATGCACCGACCGGAGTTTCGGGTTTACGGAGTTTCACCTGCCGACCCGGTTAAACCCACATATCAGCGCCGAGGCACTGCGGGAAATGAAAAAACAGTTCGCCCCGGACGTGTGGCTGCAGGAGTACGAGGCGGAGTTTATCGACTGGGGCGGCACGGCCATTTTGCCCCGGGAGGCTTTCCTCGTGGACGGTTCGCCGGTTCAATACCCGCGCGGTACGTTCTCAATTTTTGCGGTCATTGACTCAGCCATGAAAGACGGCAAAGAACACGACGGGACGGGCGTTACTTACTTCGCGCTTGATCCATATAGTGAGGGTGTGGCGCTCATAATATTGGACTGGGATTACGTACAAATTAAAGCGACGACCACGACCGAGTGGCTGCCGGGTGTCTTGGCGTATGGTGAGGTGCTGGCCGCGCAGTGTTCGGCGCTTATGGGGTTCACCGGGGCGTATATCGAAGACCGGGGGTCAGGGACACTGATGCTGCAGCACGGGGCAACCCACGGTATGAAGGTAATACCGATCCCCGAGAAACTAACCTCAATCGGCAAAGATGGACGTACAATGTTAGCGGCGGGGCCGGTCGCAAACGGGCGCGTTAAGTTTTCCGAACATGCGTACCGCAAAGTCACGACGTTTAAACAGGAAACGAAAAACCATTTATTGGCGCAGGTGACAAGTTACGTTCTCGGCGACCCGGATGCACCAAAACGCGCGGACGACTTACACGATACGCTGACGTATGGCGTAAACGTCGGCCTCAACCCTAACCCTGACGGAATTTAAAATATGGCTGAACTCTCAACCCTCGGCGGTAGCCTGCAGGTATCGGCGCTTTCTGAATTGCTGGCGGCGGACGTCGTCCCGGGCGCGCAGCTGAACTACCAGACCTGCAAAAACATATTTCTGTTTCATCCCCTCGGCCTGCGCCTGACTGCCGGGCCAGTATCTGAGGCCATGAGCAAACCCCGGCGTTTTTTGCTGGGAACCGGCGGGCCAATCGAAGACCGGTTAGAACAGGCGTTCCGTAAAAAATGGGAGCAATTGCGACTTGACGAGGCGATACACTCCGCCGGGACGCAGGCGCGTATTTATGGCGCGGCCGGTATTATCGTGGGCGTTCCGGAAAATCAAAGTACCGATCCGCTGACGCCTGATTTAATGAGTAAACCCGGGCTGTTTATTAACGTCGTCGACCCGCTGAATACTGCAGGCTCCCTGTTGCTAAATCAGGACCCGAATAACCCGCTGTTTCAGCGTCCGGAAGGGGTTTCCGTTCAGGGCGCGACATATCATCCGACCCGGGCGGCGATCCTGTTTAACGAGGAACCGGTTTACCTTGCTTACAACCCGGCGGCGTTCGGTTACTCCGGCCGCTCAGTATTTCAGCGCCCCCTGTACCCGCTTAAGTCGTATTTGCAGACCATGATCGCTAACGACGTCGTCGCGGTAAAGTCCGGCGTGATTGTGGCTAAAATTAAACAAGCGGTTTCCGCAGCAGTACAGGCGGCGGCGGTGGCGCTGGGTATGAAACGCGCCGACGTTAAACTCGCCGCGTCCGGTAACGTCCTGAGCATCGGCGCGGATGACAGCATCGAATCCCTCAACCTCCAGAACCTCGACGGGCCGCTGACGGTTTCGCGTCGTAACATTCTGGAGGACATCGCCGCAACCGACGATATGCCTGCCGTCATGCTCACGAGCGACACGTTATCTAGCAGCATGAGCGAAGGCACGGAAGACGCCGACCGTATCCTCCGTTATGTCGGCCGTATCCGCAAATGGTTGACGCCCCTGTATAACTTCGTTGACCCCATTTGTATGCGGCAGGCATGGACGCCTGAGCTTTTTGCAGAGTTAAACGCCGAGTTTCCGGAAACCATCGGCGGCCTGAGTTACGAGGCTTTCCTGCAGCACTGGGAGCGCCGGTTCTCGTGGGAGTGGCAACCGCTGCGCGAGGAACCAGAAAGTAAGCGGCAGGAAGCGGACAAAACAGCCGCTCAGGCGATCCGGGATTTTCTGCAAGTCGTGTTACCGTACGTTGACCCAAAAACCCGGGCGACGCTGATAGTTAATGCCGCGCGCAACCTAAACGACCTGAAACACGTTTACAAACACGAAATCGATATTAACGAATTGGACATCGAAGACTATGACCTTTCAGGAAACATTGACCGCAGCGGTTCAGGATCTGACAGAGAACGGGTTTACTGATTACGCGCAGATCGAAAACTGGCTTAAAAAACTCCGGATTGCGGCCGAGCGGGACGCCGGGAAATTGTCAGAACTCGACAAAGCCATCCGGGCGGCGTTAAAAAAAGCGTACGAGGATTGTTTAAAGCCTGCCGCCATTAAGCGGACGCACCCGGATATGCCTAAGCGGTTCGACATTTCCAAACTGAACGGGCAAATGCAGGAGGAATTACGCAAAAGTATTGACGTGTCCGCCTCCCTGATTCGCCGCAATCGTCAGGCGGCAATCGATAAGACATTGCAGCGTTTTGAGGGCTGGGCGTCTTCCGTGCCTGCGGGCGGATCTGACGCGGTAAGCCGTCGGGAGTCAAAAGCCGAAATTCAGAAGTCACTGAAACAATTAAGCTATGACGAGCGCCGGGTTAATATCGACCAGTCGCACAAATTAGCGGCCAGCATCAACAATATTATTGCAAAGGGCTCCGGGGCGATTGCCGTAAAATGGCGCTCACACTGGCGGCAACCGGGTTACAACTACCGGCCAGACCATAAAGAACGCGATATGCAGATTTATTTACTGCGCGGAAACTGGGCGCAGGAAAAAGGATTAATAAAACCCGGTCCGGCGGGGTATTATGACGATATTACACACGTCGGGCAGGAAGTTTTTTGCCGGTGCTGGGCGGTTTATATCTACTCTCCGGCGGATCTGCCTGACGAAATGCTGACAGTAAAGGGGAAACAGGCGTATGAGTGACGCAACAGAAAAAGCGGCCGGTATTGCACTTTTGACGCCCGCGCGTCAGGTGCTGCTGATGAAACGCGGCGACGGCGGGGATTACCCGGGAACGTGGGGGTTTCCCGGCGGCCATCGGGAAGACGGCGAAACGCTGGAGGAAACCGCGCGGCGCGAAACGCTGGAGGAAACCGGGCGCGTCGTTACTGATGAACTTCGGGAAATAATGTCCGACGGCCATTTTAAAACTTACGCGGCGGTCATCCCTGAAGCGTTCCCGGTGCAAATGTGCCACGAATCGACCGGCGCGTTATGGGCGTCGCTTGACGACCTGCCGTACCCACTGCACCCGGGCGTACGCGACGCGCTAGACATCGCCACGATGTCGACCGAGTTAGACGCCGCCCGCCTCGTCATGCGCGGGGTGTTGCCGTCCGGGTTTAAGTATATGAATGTCTCACTGTTTGATATGCGCGTAACCGGTACGGGTGTGGCGTGGCGTTCGGCGTTAAACGAAATCACATACCGGCCGCCTGAATACTACATGAACGACGAGTTTCTACAACGTTGTCAGGGCTTGCCGGTCGTGTGGATGCACCCGAAAGGCGACGATATCGGGATTATGAAGTCGGACGAATACGACGACCAAAACATCGGCTCCCTGTTTCTGCCATATCTTAAACATGACGTGCAGGAAGTCTGGGCGATTGCTAAAGTTTGGGACGACGCGGCCGCCGACATCATGCGAGAAAAACAGTTATCTACGTCGCCGGGCGTATTTGTTGCGCCTATCTTAAAACAGGGTGATAATGAGAGCGGCCAAATATACATCGAAGGTAAACCGCAATTAATCGATCATCTCGCAATATGCCCGCAAGGTGTTTGGGATAAAGGCGGCGAACCGGCCGGGGTAACACTCTCAACTACAGGAGCCGAAATTATGGACGGTGAAGTAAAAAAAGACGGCGCGCCGGGTGGCACTACCCCGGATCTCGCGCAGGTTATGGCGGCAATCCAGCAAATTGCAGCCGATAACCAAAAAATTCGCGCGCGGCTGGATAGCGCAGACGCGGAAGCGGAAAAGGCGAAAAAAGACGCCGAGGAAGCGGAAAAGGCGAAAAAAGACGCCGAGGAAGCGGAAGCCGCAGAAAAAGCGCGTAAAGACGCCGAGGAAGCGGAAAAGGCGAAGAAAGACGCAGACGCGGCGGCAGAACTGGCGGCGCGTATGGCGGCAGACAGCGCCGAAGAAATGAACATGAAAGCGGACTATTGCGCAAAAATGGACTCTGCACTCGCAGCCGTGGGGCAGCGTGTTTCCCCTCCGCTGCCGGGTGAACGTGCGGCGGACTATCGTATCCGCGCGCTGGCCGCAGCCCAAAAATACGCCGGTGACGCCGAGCAAAGAATCGATCTGCAACTCGCGCGCAAAGACGCGGCATTGCTGGAAATGTCGGAGGCGCGTATTCTGCAATCTGTCGCAGACCGCGCCCGAACCGTGGCCTCTCAGGCGTCTAAGCTGGTCGAAATCAAACGCGAAATCGGCGGCCGTATGGTGCGCGAGTTCATCGGCCCGGTTTCCGCGTTTCTCGCTCCGTTCACGTTGCCCGTTAAACGTGTCGTAAAAATTAACAAACCGGGAGCCCGATAATGTCCTCAATTAATTTTGATCCAATGCAAACCACGACCGCCGCCGGTCAGTTTGTCGTACAGACTGACGGCTACGTTCAGGGCGTCGCTATGGCCGACCCGGCCATCCGTAACGAGCTGGTCGCGGGTGTCGTGGACGTGTCCGAAACCGTTAATATGTTTGGCGGTATCGCAGTACAGGAGTTTGCGCGCAACCAGAATGAAGACTTTGCAGGCACGGGCTCACGCCTGAAACGTGCGTCAAGCGTGGCGACCTTTACCGGTCTTACCGTGTTTGATCAAGCAAATAACGGCATCATTACCCCGAGCGCAAACGTTCCGGCGTATCTGCCGGGGATGAATATTAACTTTTACCGTCTGGGCTCAGGCGCTCAGATCCCGGTAAAAACCACGGCGGCAGTGTTTAATGCGGTTACGGCTGGCGCAGCAGTAAACACGCAGTACAGCTGGGATTATGTGAATAATCAATTGATCCCGTATGACTCCGTGGCCGCTGTTCCGGTAAAAGTTATTGCCGTGCGCAATTCGCAGGTAAAAACGGTCGGTCAGGACGTGTCCGGCAATCCGACAAACTTTGTAAATTCAGGCAACTACGTTGCCCTGATTCAAATCTAAAGGAGCGTAAATTATGGCCGGTAATATTTCCCCGTCCTATACGCTGGTGAACCCTTCCCGGGTTTTGCCGGATCTGATCGTAACCCTTGCGCAGAAGTCTGGCGCGTGGTCTTTGCTGGCAAGTTCCGCCCCGGCGGCTTTGCTGGGTGAAGGCGATCTGTATGCGTATATTAAAACTATGGATATCCGCACCCGATCAATGGCTGCACAGGCGGCAGCAAATCAGCTGCCATCGCTGGCGATCAATAACGCGATCATCGGTACGCCTACATACCTGTGCCGCAACCGTTTCGAGTTTGACCATCACGATTCTGCGGCGGCTGGTCGCTGGGGTTTCTCACTGGATCAGGCGGCGCGCTTGGGTATGCGTCAGGGTATCAATCTGCAATTGCGTAACATGCTGCTTTATGGTCTGAACCCTCAAAAGGGCGAAGGTCTGTTAAATCAGCCGGGTATTACGCTTACCAACCTGCCGCCAGACAGCGCAGGCAATACGACTTTTCAGCGTTACGACAATGGCGAGTTCGCGTTCTGGCTGCTGTCGCTGATTTCTGCCGCAAAGTCGCGTATGTTTCAGCTGGGTATGCCGGGTCGTATTACGATCTGCGCGCCGCAGCGTATCCTCGGCCCGCTGGAGTGGCAGGATATCGTATCTCTCGCACAATTTCAGAAAACCGGCGGCGGTACAATGTCGGCAGGTGGTCTGACTGACAGCGTGGCGGACGGCAACGGCGATATTATCGACTGGGCTTACGATGACTCGCTGCAGGGTAAAGGTGCGGGCGGTACTGACGCGCTGGTTCTGACAATTCCGGAAATCAAAATTCCGGAAGGCGCGGACACGTTCAACACCTCGGCGTTTTCGGGTATCGTCCCGAACATGACGGCGACTACGTTGCAGCTGGTCGATATGGCTGCGCCGCGTGAAATCCCTACTCCGCTGGCCGGTGGCGCGCTGGATATCGTTAGCGAAATGCGCAGCACCTGCGGCTGGGCGCCGCGTCCGGAAGCTGTAACCGTGGCGTCTATCCCGTATCAATAACAAACCGGCGGCCGCTTCGGCGGCCCCATTTCCCCGCGAGGAATTTAAGTTATGAAACTCACTATTGCGAATACGAATAACGGCCCGTTTATGCTGCAGTTCCGCGACGCTGCCCGTTTAATTGTGGACACTATCCCGGCCGGTACGCAAAAGGTTATCGATATTCAGGACGTCGATAACTTTATTAAACAAATGGGCGTCTACGGTCTGCGCAAGTATGACGACCTGCGCGACCCGTCCGCGTTCTCCGGCTTGTGGTATCGTGAAAACGGCGTCTTTGAAATTGAACACCTGAAAGACGCGCAGGAGGCGCAACTCGGCGCGAAAATGGAAGACCTGCAACAATTGGCAGCGGCTACCGCGCAAATCGCCACGGATACCGCGTCCGAAGCGGCGCAGAACGCAGGCTTGCCCGCCCCGTCAGTTGTCGAGGTAGCGGTCTCGGAGGCCCCTAGCGCCGACGCACCGACCGACGACGGCGAACAGGCGCAGCAAACCGTACAAATCAACCGTAAGAAAAAATAACGACTATGTCCGCGTCATCCCCGACCCTTGCCGGTTACATTGATTTTTTGCGAAATACCGCAGGGATTGGCGCGGACGTGCTACCTGATAACTCCCCGATCATTCTGCAGAGTTATCAGGTAGCATCAGAAAACGTTTATCAGGGCATCGCGTCGCTTGGCGTGGTTACGTATTCGCTTGCCGTTTACAACTACGCGACCGACTATCTGATCAGCTGGGCGATTGATACGCCGCCGTCCGAGTTTTTCACGGTTCTGCGGTCGCGCTACGGGTTAAACCGGTCTAGCGGAGGGCTTACGACGTCCGCAGGCGATCAGGGAACCTCGGGGGGTGTTCAGATATCAGAATCGCTCCGGGGGCTGAACGTGGCCGAACTGCAGCAGCTAAAAACCCCGTTTGGCCGCGCATATCTTGCAATTGCTATGCCGTTTGCGGCGGTTTGGGGGGTCTCTTGAATGTCCCGGGTAATTATTCACCTCGGCGTTATCGACATCCCCTACACAAACGGGGGTATAACGACTTTTGAAGTGGCGCAGATCCTTGAGCGGCGCTATGGCATCATGCGGTTTTTTGTGCGGCAGAATAAAGCCACGATTGAAAAGCATGTTACGAAGTCTCTAAAAAGCGCTTTACTCGACCTCGTAAACGGCGCACCTCTCGGCCGCGATCCTTTTGCGGGCGCAATGGAAAAGGTACAGGAAGACTTCCGGGATTTTCTCGACTCTCACGGGATGGACGGCAAACCGGGCGTACCGACAAAAGCGGCGCTGTCTGGCAAATCCTCCCGCTTTAAACGCTTTTCTCCGGCTGCCGGGGCGTTCTTAAAGGGTAAGAAACCAAACCGCCCGGGGGTTCCGCGTCCGTCGTTTATCGACTCCGGACTCTACCAAGCAACTTTTAAGGCGTGGGTCAATAATGGGCTTAATTACTGAAAATATTCCGCCGGATCTGGCCGGGGTAATCGCGCAGGGTATTGAATATCTGAGCAACGCCGCAGAGTACACCTTTACCCGCTTTGATAAGTTTGTTTCGCCTATCGACGGGCTCGTCTACTGGATTCTGTCGCCGGGTGTTCCTGCGCTGACGGTTAAGGGGTCTTTTCACATAACCGCCGATCAGCAGCAAAACGTCGCCGACTCTAAAACGTTCTCTCAAGTGTGGCTTTCTACTCAGCAGGAAGTCCCACAATTCAGAAATGACGGCGGGGATTCTCTTTACTGCGGCGTCGTCGGCGGCCGCCGGTATGCGTTCAACAGTCAGGGAAAATACTACACTCAGGCAAACGTTTTTCATTACTCGGGCGATATTCTTTATCCGACGATGGAAACCCAGTTTGTAAACTCCCCGGCGGACGTAACGCTTACGGTTACAAACTCCCTCCCCGTGTGGCTGGCAAACCCGTTGCCGGGCGTTCCTATCTTTCCGGCGTACCTTGTCCCGAAAGACCAACCGCCGCCGTACATAACCGCCTTTATCCCGCCGGAAAAAACGGAAACCCTCGCGCTCGGCGTCCGCCGCAGTGCGTTAGACAATCCGGACTTACTCGCACGGGATGAGGTCGTTTTAAACCTCGTCGGGCTGTCTAACGCGCAGACCTTCCAGTACCTCAAAGTGCTGCAGGATTACTTACGCGGCAACGTGGACGGCGTCGGGATGGCCGAGCCGTTTAACGTGCATGACGACCACGAAACACAAACCGCTTTTTCTCTCTTAGCGAAGCGGAAAAGGGTTATACTGTCCGCAAATTACTATCAAAAATCTGTTGTAAATGTCGCGCGGGGCTTGATCCTGACCGCGTATATTTCCATAACTTCGGAGCCTTAAAAATGTCACAGACCGCTGTTAATAAAGTCGCCGCTATGGCTGTAAGTTCGACCGGCGCGGTAGCTATTCAAGGCGCGCAAAAACGCGTGTTAAACATCTCCACGACGACCGTTATTAAAACCGGTCCGGGCCAACTGTTCGGAGGGGCTACTATTGCGGTCTCAAGTTCTGGCCCGGTTCAGTTCTACGACGCCCCCGACGCCTCCGGCGGTTCAATTACGGCTGCAAAAATGTTATATACGGCGACCTTAAGCAATATCGGGTCGTTTATCGCTGCGGCGGCGGGGATTCCGTTTGTTGACGGTCTGGTCGTGGTTCCCCCCGCCGGTGCAACGATTACCGTTTTTTACTCTTAATCCTCCGGGTGACTTATGACTGATATTGTTACGGTCAATACGCAGGTTGTACGGGCGGCGACGCCTAACAACCTGCAACAAACGTTAATACTCGTTTCGGCCGGGGGTACTAACTTGGCGGCCGGGACAGTTCAGGAAATTACCGACGTGGCCGACCTGTTGCCGTTGCTCGTGTTCGGCGACTTGGTGACGGTCACAAATACGTCACTGGTGACGAGTGACTTTACCGCGCTGGCGCTTATCCCGTCCGTGGTTCCATCAAAATACGGTAACGGCCCTGTCAATGTCACGCTGACCGGTTTTACTCCATCCGGCTGGAACGTCGGGCCGGTATCCGTGGTCAGTACCGGCGCGGGAAATTCTTTTTTCTCCGCGCAAGGCGTATTGCCTGCAGGTGTGTCGGGCAACCCGTCCGGCGGCGGCACTATCCTGTTTAATGGCGGTAACGCTGACGAGTTACTTGCGTGGGCGACTACGTATTTTAAAACGCCGGGCGTCCCTTCCTGCTACGTGTTAGAACTGGGGGCCGCCGCACCTGCAACGCAAATAGCGGCGCTGGCTACGTACCTACTCGACCCGAAAACGGCCGCGTACATTTACCTGATCCCGGCAACGTGGCGCACTCAGGCCAACGCCGTGGCGCTGGCTGCAAACTACGCGTACCCGCAATTTCATACGTATTTTTACCTCGGCGTGGATATCGGCGCGGACGTTTCGGCGTGGGTCGGTAAAAAGTCCGTCGTGATGGCGGCGAACACGCCGGGGCAACCTGCGACGCAAAGCCCTATTGCCGCATACGCGGCGCGTATCATTAACGCAAACCCGAACACGACCCGCAAAATGACGCCGGTTACTTACTCCCCGGCGTACGGTGTAACCAGTCTGAGCCCTAACGCTACCCTGACCGCAACCCTGCGCGCCAGCCGGGTAAACTGGATTGACGACGGAGCCGAGGGCGGCCTTACGAATACCATTTTAGGTAGTGGTGTTGCGGCGGATAATCAGTCGCTCAATTACTGGTACGCGCAGGACTGGGGACAGCTGGAGTTAGAACAGAAAATTGCGGAGGCGGTCGTACGCGGGGCGAATAACCCAGTATCGCCGCTTAAGTACAACCAAAACGGTATTGATGCCCTGAGCGGCGTTATTCGCGCGGTAATGAATCGCGGTATCTCGTTTAAACTGTTCGACCCGGTCTACCGATTAACGGCCACGCCTTACGCGCAATATAAGGTTACAAACCCGGCTGATGTGGCGGCGGGGATCTATAAAGGGTTTGCGTTAAAAGCGGCGTCCCTGCGCGGCTTCGAGCATTTGATTTTTAACTTAACCGTAACGGACATCCCGCAATGAGTACCGATATCGTAACCATTATCCCGGATACCGCGTTTGCTCAAACTCCGGATTCTCGGCAGCGCACGAGCGTATGCGTATCGCTGGGCGCGTCCACGTTTGCACAGGGTAGCGCGGGCGCGGTGTACAGTTATAACGATTACCTGACGAAACGCGTCAGCGTGGCATTTACGCCTGAACTCGACGCGAAAGTTTTGTCGTGGTTCAAAATCCCGGGCGCGCCTGCGCTGTACTTGCTGGAGTTAGGCACGGCGGGAACCGTGGCGGGCGTGGCGACGTACTTGCAGAACGGCACAAAACCAGTGCCTTACTCGGTTATCTGCCCGACCGCGTGGAATACCGACGAGGCTTTAAAAACCCTCGCCCAGACGTACGCAACCAACGCCGCACAGGTTTACTTTGCTATCGACGTACTACCGGCGGGCTCTTTTTTCGCAGGTATAAAATCCGTTTGGGCGGTCGCAAAACCTGCAGGCAGCCCGGCAACAGAAGACCCGGCCGCAGGTCTGGCGGCGCTCATAGCGTCCTACAATCTGAGCCCGTCGCAACAAATGACCTCTGTAAGATACTCTTACATGCCGGGCTTTACCGCGTTTGTGCCGACCAAGCTGCAGCGTAATGCGCTGCTGTTGAACCGGGTAAACTGGATCGATAACGGTAAGGAGGCAGGACTCCCGACGGTTTCGTTACTTGAAAACGGTGTAGCGTCGGACGGTCTGCGCCTCGGGTTCTGGTATTCGACAAACTGGGCGCAAATCAATATTGAACGCGATTTATCCGCCGCTGTGATTAACGGCAGCGCAGACTCAGAAAACCCCTTGTTTTACGATCAAGACGGCATTAACCGGCTACAACAAGTGGCGCAGGCGACGGTAAACCGTGGCATATCGTTTGGCCTGTTTGCCGCTGCGCCGAAAGTCGCGGCCGTATCGTTTGCCGAGTATAAAGCGACGAACCCGGCAGACGTGGCGGCAGGCATTTACGGCGGTCTGTCTGTAACGCTGGAGCCCGAAAAGGGCTTTTCAGCAATCACGCTTTACTTTACAGTCTCAAATATTGCACTCTAATACGGAGCTTACATTATGGCTAACCCTCGCACCTCACTTGGCGCGCTTAATTTACTGGCATCGTCGCTGCAGCTGGCCGACCGGCCGGAGCTTACCATTCTGCCAAGTAACTGCACGAAGGCCGGGATAACAATGTCGTTCGCTGGCGACGTAAACACGATGCACGAGGCTATGGTCGGGGTCGTGCGGTCGCCGCAGCCGTACCAAGTAGTCACGATTACGGCAAACATTCTGAAAACGCAGGCGCTTGCGTCGCTTTGGAAACTTGCGGCCGAAACTGACAGCAACCTGAACGAAATCACGGTCTTTACTGACGCACCGGACACGCTGCCGTTTTATACGTTTGATCAGGCGGCATTAACACGCCACGGTGATCTGACTACAAACGGCACGGACCCGGTTTATCAGATCGTAATTACCGGCCGCTACGTGATTAACGGCGACGCGTGGGGTAACTGAGTATGCGTATTGACCGTAATTTACGCGTTACCTCCCGCAGTCAATTGGCTGACGGTACGCCGGTGTTTTTGTATCACGCCCCTATCGGGCTGGATACGTGGGACGAGTATTGCCTAACCCTGACAAAACTGTCCCGCAACATTTTGGAGGGCTCCGGTATTGCGCTGGGGCCACATAACGCATACAGCCTGTTAATCGCCACGGCAAAAAAAGACGACGTCCTCGCGGACATTAAAACAGGGTTTTTGTCTGAACTGGTACGCCAGACGACCTGCGCGGTAATGCGTAACGGCGAGACTAAAACGTTCCCGCTTTACGAATTGCAAAAGGAAGGGGCGGAACAGTTCGACGTGCAGGATTACCGGGATATTCTGTCCGGGCTCGTTTTTTTTACCTGCATTTATCGCGCGACGCCGCCCGGCGTGACAATTGGCTTACTAGCGAAAATCCAAAGCCTTACGACTCTCCGTATTACACACTCGTCTTATACGGAGTTCTTAACTTCCTTGACGACGTCGACCACGGGCGAGAATACTGGCGAGACTGCGGAGGGGGAAACGCAGTAAGCGAAATTTTAGACTTCCTCGCGGGCGCTGGCTTTGCTTCGCTCATGCCCCAGTCTGAGTTCGGGCATGGTTCGGAGTATCGCCAGCGTTTTTTGTTACGAAAGTTAGGGTAAAAAAATGACTGAGCGCGCGGTTTTAGATATCGAAGTAAACGCCGTCGGCTGGGACGAATTTAAAGCGGCGTTCGACTCGTTTAAAGTAGAACTAAAAGAAACGCCCGGCGACGTGGAAAAAACGGGCGACTCTTTCGCGGCAATGCTGGCGGTGCTGCAGAATATTGCGACAACCTCCGAAGGCATACGCGAGAACACCGACCGGATGGCCTCGCACGTCGAAAAGGCGAAAAAAAATTCCTCCGGGTTTGTTGAACACGTTGACAAACTAAACCGCAGGCTCACCACGACCGCCCGGGTAGCTAAAGACGTCGCCGGGTCGTTTTTGTCTATCGTGGGAACCGCCGCAAAGTGGGGCGTTCTCGGTACTCTTGGGATGGCGACCGGGTCAATCCTCGGTATTAACGCCCTTTCCTCGGGCGGCTCAGGTATCCGCAGATCCGCGCAGGGTATCGGGTTTTCCCCGGGGGCCATGCGCTCCGCGCAGGTCAACCTTTCGCCGTACCTGAACCCCGATTCGACGCTCTCAAACGTGGCGGATCTGCAGTCCGACCTTTCTAAACGCTGGGTTTTAAAATCCCTCGGAGTTCGCAACGGCGAAAACCGCAGCGCCGAGGACATCCTACCGGAAGTTATCCGGGGGGCGGTTAAAGCGTTTCGAGAGACCGGCGGGACGCGTCAGGGCTACGACGCGCGCGGGCTGGGTAGTGTGGTGGATTTTGAGAGCGCGCGCCGCCTCGCTTCGTTACGTGGTGCGGAATTGGAAACCGCCCTACGCCAGTACGAGGCCGACCGCCGACAATTAAGCCTTACGGATGAAACCCTCCGGCAATGGCAAAAACTCGACGTACAACTCGACCGGAGTAAGCGCGTTATCGAAGGGGCGTTTTTAAAGGGGATTGAACCGCTGACGCCGAGACTTGAGGCGCTATCAAACGCGGCGGCGAAGGCCGTGGACATTTTTCTGCAATCCCCAAAAATCGGCGAGTGGCTGAATAAAGCGGGGGAGGGGGCCGAACGTTTTGCAAAATATCTTACCTCTGACGAGTTTGAACAGGACGCGGCAAAGTTTCTTAATTTCCTCGACCGCTCGGCGTCTTTGCTCGGCCGTCTTGTGGACGTGCTTAGTTTTCTGTTACCTGACTCCACTAAAAAAGACGCAGCCCCGAACGGTTTAAACCTTCGGGGTGGAAATCTCGGCGGGTACGACTTCGGATTTTTTAAACCGGAAACAGGTAACGATCTAAAAGTATTTTCAGGGCCAAAAGGCCCGAGCGCGTCCGGCAAAATAAAAATGCCAGAACCCCGCGCGGCCGCCCCTGAAATGCCCGCCGGTAATCTCGCGGAGCAACAAGCATACCTACGGGAACTTGAGAAAAAACACAACCTCCCGGCGCATTTGCTGGATGCTACTTGGTACGCTGAAACTCGGCGGAGTAAGGGCGGCATGGTAAGCCCGGCAGGCGCTAAAGGCCCTTTTCAGTTCATGCCGGGGACTGCGGCCGGGAAGGTGGCCAACGTTAAAGACCCGTTCGATTTTAAAGACAGCGCAGGCGGCGCGGCGCGCCTGTATTCTTATCTGCTGCAAAAGTACGGCGGCGACGTAGATAAAGCCGTCGCGGCATATAATGCAGGTGAGGGCAAAGTCGACAAGGCGATCCGCAACCACGGGGGGAACTGGAAGGCCGGGCTCAAACCTGAAACGCAGGACTACATCCCTACGGTGGCCGGGGAGCGCATGAAATCCGCGCTTAAAGAAAGGTCTGCACCGGTTAAAATCACCGTAAGCAATCAAACCGGCGGAAATGCTACCGTCAATATTGCGCAGGCGGCAAAATGAGCTTAGACGAAACAGAACTTTATTATCAGAAAAACCCGTTAGCTTTGGTTAATGGTATCGCGTCCGGCGCACCCGGTCAGATCCTTACTTTTCTGGATATCATGCCGGAGGGGTTCGCTGATTTTGAGGTGCTGCCCGGTGCGGTAGCCACGAGTTACGACGTGGCGAGTTACCCTTTCGCTAATCAGGTCATTGCTGCGAACTCGGTGGTGTCAATGCCGAACTCGGTAAGCCTCCGCATGATCTGCCCGATAAAAGACGGGGTACAGCGCCGTCAGGAGCTTTTCAGCGCGTTTATAAACACGCTTGACGAGCATCAGATAAACGGCGGCGTGTTTAACGTGGCGACCCCGGCGGTACTCTTTAATAATTGCATATTAAAAAGCGTGTCGGATATGGGGGCGGACGACAAAACGCCGCAGGTTTTCTGGCAGCTGGATTTTGTACAATACCTGACGACGGAACAGGCGGCGCAGCTGGCATTAAACGCTATGATGTCTAAGCTATCCGCAGGATTGCCAATCGAAGACCCGGCCGAGTGGTCAGGCGAGGACGCAAACACATACGGAACGCCGACCACGTCAAGCGCGAACGCGTCGCAAACGTCTGCCGCTGCTGCCGGGGGCATGGCTAACCCGGTAAACATTTTCGGGCCTCAATAATGCGTATTAACTTTTCACCCTCCCCGTCGGCCGTAACTCAGTTTCAAATCGCCGCCGACGGCAAACCGTACAGCGTAACCGTGCCATACAGCGCGGCTGCACAACGTTATTACGTGCAGATCCGGACAAACGGGGGCAAAACGGTATTAAATCGCCCGCTCGTTTCCGGTGTTAATCTGCTGTTCGGGGTGTTTCAAAGAACGACCATGATCTACAACGCGGCGGGGGCGTACTTTGAGGTATTATAAAATCGTTATTACCGACGCCGACGGCAACCCGGTTTTAGACGCGGCCGGAAACCCCATAGGCCCCTATGAGTCCCACGTCGGGCAGCGCCCTATTCGTGGCGCGCTCAATGTCGAGTTAAATATCCCGTCCTTTACTTTTGATCAGCCGACCGGCGGCGGGTTTTTGCGTATCTGGGGCGTGGGCTTGTGGGCGCTGTCTCAGGCGGCAGACCTGAACGGCAAAAAAATACAGGTGTTCGGCGGCTTTCTCGGCGGCTTACCGTTATCCCGTCGCCAGCCGACGCCGGGTATTATCCTGCAAGGCGAGATACAGCAAGCCTATGCAATGTGGTCAGGCACAACGCAGACCCTTGACTTAATCATACAGGGGGACTACGGCAGCCCGACCGATCAGAAAAATATTGTTTTTGACTGCCCGGCAGGGGCTCACCTTTCGGACAGCATCGCCGCGTCTTTAAAAACCGCATTTCCTGAATACGACGTCGACGCGTCCGGTCTGTCTCCGGACCTTGTCACGCTTACGGCTCTGCCCGGGTACTATGGTACTTTGTCCGAGTTCGCCAGCTGGTTAAATCAGCAGTCGCGCGGCATCATCGGGGGCGACACGTACCGGGGTGTTAAAATATCTTTCAAAGACGGCGGTTTACGTGTCTTTGACGGCACGACAAAAGACGAGCCGCAGCAGATTAATTTTTTCGATATGGTCGGCCAGCCGACGTGGTTAGATTTTGGTACTGTTAGTTTTGCGTTAATGCTGCGGTCTGATTTTCAGGTAGGGGACTACGTGACTATGCCGCGCGGCATTTTTGTGCAAAACACGCCGCAAAGTAACAGCCAGTACCGGGAAAAATCCGCGTTTGAGGGGACGTTCCTAATTACGCAGGTGCGACACTTGGGAAATTTTCGGCAGACGGCGGCGGATAACGACTGGATAACGACATACGAAGCGGTACAGGCGAACGATGTATAAAATACCTATCCCCCGGGCGTTAAATGACTTTTCCGCGCGTAAAATTGCGGAGGCATTGCAACAGGGTGGAAAAACGTTACCCGCGACGGTGCAGTCGTACGACGGTAAGCAAACCGTTACTGTGAGTTTCGACGTGGTATCCGGGTTTACGTTGCCGCACGTTCAGTGTCAAGTCGCAATGTCCAGTTATATACGCTTACCACTTCGGAAGGGTGATAGGGGAATATGCCTACCTTCGGATGCGTTTATCTCGTCGTTAGCGGGCAACGCCCCCGGAGCGGCAAACCTGACAAACCCGGCGAACCTTTCGGCGCTTACTTTTCTGCCGATTTCTGCAAAAGCGTTTAGCGACGAAGACCCGGAAAAAGTCGTAATTGTTTGCGATAAAGGCGCGACGATAAAGACGTCTGACGGCCAGTACAGCGCCGAGGTTTCGCCGGGTTCGGCGGAATTGAAAGCGCCCGGCGCAAATGTTAAAGTCTCAGACGGCCGGGTCGACTTAAACGGTACGCTATACATTAACGGCGCGCCGTATATGGCGCATAAACACGAGTCAGTAAAAACAGGTACGGATCAATCTGGGGGTGTAGCATGAGGACTTACGGGCGCGACTCGCAGGGGCGCTGGCATACGATTACAGACCAAAACAATATCATGCTGACCACGTTGCAGCAGGTCTTAAAATTGCAGCTGGGCGAGTCGCCGTTTTTCAGCGCGGACGGTATCCCGGCGCAGCGTTCGGTATTGCAACAAATCCCGCCGGATGCGTACGTGAGGCAGGTACAGCGCCGTTTTGCCCCTTATTTTGCATCCCTGATCATAAATCGCGCCCCGGGAACAGAAAACCCGACGTACGAAATCACGGCGCGTTTTAAAAATGGCGCTTTGCCGGTTGAGGTCTATCAATGACAATTATTATTACTGACACGGGGGCAACACCCCAAAAACCCGAAGCGATCCGGGCGGAAATAGCGGCCGCCGTGGCTGCCTTGTATCCGGGCTATACCGCCGATTTACCGGGGTCGTTAATCGATGACGTCCTCGGCACGATTACGGCGGCGGTTTTTATGCAGCAGCAGGCGAGTGCGGATCTGATCAACAGCATCAGCCCCGTGTACGCGAACGCCGCATTGTTGCAGCAGATAGGGCAAACCCGGGGGATTGCGCAGGGGCTCCCGACAAACGGCTCGGCGCTGGTTCAGTTTTCCGGGACGCCCGAGTATTTCATCCGTCAAGGTTTTACCGTATCCGACGGGAACCGGCAATTCCGCGTAACTGAGGGCGGCAGCATTGGCACAAGTGGAGTTTCGCAGCTGCTGCAGGTTGTCGCAGTGCAATCGGGGAGTGAACCTATTCCGGCCGGTACTATTACGGGCGTCGTTTCTTCGCTGCCCCCGTCGATTACCTTAAGCGTAACAAATCCCGCACCGGGTACGCCGGGCGACCCAGACGGCCAAAGTATCGAAAGTTACCGCGCGGACGTTCTCGGCGCGTTTTCCGCAGAACCGCCGGGGGTTCCTACGGCCGTCAAAACCGCGATTCTTACCATACAGGGTACAGTGTCCCGCCTTGTTTCGTTTCGCATCACCAACACCGGAAAAATCCGCGTGTACGTGGGTGGTGCTGCCGATCGCGCTCTCGTGGCTGGCGCAATCTACCGGACGCTGCTGCAGATTAACGCACTTGAGGGCTCCGGCACTCCGGGGCGCGACATTACCACGTTTGTACGCGACGGCGTGGACGTCTTCCCGATTACGTATATCTCCCCGGTGTCTCAATCGGTGGCGGTTCAAGTTACCTACACGCCGAAAGATGCAAATTTTCAAAACGACGGCGGCGTTAATGCTGCAGCAGTCCCGGCGATTACCGCCTACTTAAACGACATCCCGACCGGTCAGCAAATCAGTTTGCTGCGGCTTGACGAGGTTTTCCTTACTGCCGTGTCTCCAGTGCTGCCCGCTGATCAGCTGGCAAACCTGAGTTTTAAAGTGTTTGTAAACGGAGCGGAAAAAACACCGGTAGCCGGGACGCAGCTGTACCCGGTAGACCCGGAAACGTATTACACAGCGGTAAGCGTAACCACGATCCGGGGGTAATATGCTGCAAGTTCCTTTACTTCCGTATCTGTACCTCAATTACAAAAAAGACGCTGCCTTGCAGGCGATATTTGCCGCTGCGCGCTCCCGCGTGGTCGTCGAGTACACGGCGTTACTTGCAACGAATTTACCGGACTGGCAAACAAAATCCGGGGCGTTTTTGGACTTCGTCGGCATGAATTTGTACGGGTTCCCCCGGCCATCAGTACCGACGTACGCAACGCGGGAGGCAGGGCCATATAACACGCTGGAATACAACACTGCGCCATACGATACTGCGCCGATAATTCGGACGGTCGTAAGCGCCGACCTTGTAAGCGACGACGTATATAAACGCTGCATCCAGTGGCGTACATGGCTGGGCGATAGCGTGGTTTTTAATCTTTCGGCGCTGCGCGAACGGTGCGCGCGCTGGCTGGGGGTTGACTATAACGAGCTATCGCTTACCCCCGTCGGTACGGTAATAGACGTTGCCGTACCCCCAAACCCGCTTTACCCACAATTTAAGTTTTTACTCGAAAGCGGGGTTTTACCGCTGCCGCTCGGATTTTCGGCAACGGTAAGCCTTTTTGCACCTTTACCCCCTCCTTAACGGTGTCTTATGTCTTTACTCTTTAAAAACAATGTAACCGCCGCGCTTACCGCTTCGGCCGCGCCTACAGATACGACGCTTTATGTTTCACCGACCGACGCGGCAAAGTTTCCGACTATTGCACCCGGCAGCAATAACACGTTTTACGCAACCCTGACAAACGCCGGGCAGCGCCTCGCGTATGAGGTCGTGCTTTGCACCTTTACCGATCCCGCGTCCGGGCAGCTAGTCGTACAACGTGGCCGCGACGGCACGACCGCGCAGAGCTGGCAAGCGGGGGATCAATTGCTTATGCTGCAAAACGCCGGGGCAATGGCGGCCATGCTGCAAACAATTGATTTTCAAAACGGCAAATACACGAGCGGCACGGCAACCAGTACCGAAGAAAATAAAATTGTTATCGACCTGCCGGGCAACTGGTCGCCGAATAGTGGCGGCTCCGGGTACGCGTGGATTTTCTTTTCGCCGATCACGAATACGGGGCCGGTTACGGTTACGGTGCGCGTCGGGGGTACTGACTGGTACACCGGGCTTCCCCTCCGTAATGAAAAGGGCGCGGATCTCGTGGCCGGGGACATTGTGACGGATTGGCCTATGTCCCTGTGCCTCGCGGTGCGCTCCGGCGTGGGCGTCCCTATGATTCTGTTAAACCCGCGCGCCGCGTCTGTTGCACCGACCGCGCAGGCTTATGTAAACGTAGCCGGTGAACGGGGTTTCAGCACAGACTACGAAAACACGGGGTCGCGGCCAATTACAGTGCAGATCGCCCTCGGCGGTACTTCGGACGCGTCGGCAGAGCTAACCGTCGACGGTGTACGGGTGGCGGCAATGGGTACGGGCAGCGCGGTAATCAGTACCCTGACGGCGATTGTCAACCCGGGGAGCAAATACCGGGTAAACCCGACCGGCGCAATTACTGTTAATACGTGGGTCGAATACAAGTAAAATAAAGGCTCTCCCCTTTAATTAACTTTTTTACGGAGTCCAAAATGAGCGACAACGAAACCCAAACCCCGGACGAGGACGGCGTACTGCCCCCAGCTAACCCGCCGATAAAACCGCCGCCTCCGCCGCCTCCGACCGGGGGTTAATATGAAAGGGTCAATCTATACACGTTTGACCCTTGCGGCCGCCTTCGCGTTTCTAGCGTGGGCGTTTCGGTCGTTTTTTCCGTTGCCGCATACCCCGGAGGTGTTGTTCCTCGTTTGCGCATACGTTGACGCGTCGGTCGTTCTGGCGCTTTCTTATTTTGGAAATGCTCCGTTAATCCGCGACCTCGAAAAACTTAATTTTTGTGCGGTAGTTAATCACGGTGTGGGGTTTTTGCTCTATGTAACAAATTCTGACATTGTCATTTATAATCTAGTCGGGAGTTTTCTTTTCTTTGCTCAATTTATCCGACTACTGACAGTAACCCAAAATGACAGAGCCAGCCCTTATTTTTATCAGTTTGATATGGCTGTGCGTCGTTATCGGAATTTGCTTTCGACACGTCTTAAAAAGGGGGCAAAGTGAAAGACTGGGTGCAGAAAATAAAAAACTCTGATTTTCCGACGTGGTTTTCCGGGTTCGGAACTATCGCCGTAAGCCTAAATGAGTTCGAGCAAATCCTGCGTATCGTTTCGTTAATCGTGGGTATTTCCACGACCTTAATTTTATTTTACATGCGGTGGCGCTCGTATTTGCGTAACCAGAAAGTCGAGGACTGAAATGCAAGACCCTCTTATCCGCGTACGTAACGCAACCGGCGGGGACGTGCTGCCCGTAGCAGACGGGTTTTATTCCACGCCGCCACTATCCGGGTACGGTCCGGTGTGCCGTTGCATGGTTGAATTTTATTCTGACCCGGCGGGAACCGTGCCAGTAAAACCCGGCGCGGGAACTGTAACGCCATCGGTTAAGGTTTCCCCTAACGTGTGGCTTCCGTTCGATACGCACCCGAGTATTGACGTTTCAAAAGTAGGCCCAGCCCCGGCCACGGCGACATACGATATTCCGGTTACGTCGGTCGGTATTGCAATGGGTTTCCGCGTGAATTTTTCTAACATTGCCGGTGCGGTTACTGCCCGCGTCTGGTTTACGAAAACGGGGGCGTAATCATGCTACAGGCTTTAAACGGTGCGCGCAGATCCCTGACAATCTGGGTTAATGCGGTAACTTTGGCCGCCCTTCCGCTCGTCGATTACGTCGGGCAAAACCTGCCCGCCCTGCAAGCGTATTTACCGGAAAACGCCTATAAAACGGCGGCGTTCTGGCTCGTGGTTGTAAATATGGTGTTGCGTTTTAAAACGTCAAAACCGTTAAGCGAAAAATGATTAAGGGGGCAAACGCCCCCTTTTTTATTGGATGTCGAGCCAGACTTCCTGCCCGGCTGCGATTGCCTCCGATATTATCGGGTATATGCGCTCGTATGCTTTTACAGATTGCCCGATAAAGTCATTACCACGGGTTAAACCCGGCAATACGCAGCCCTCAGTATCTGCGGCCACGTTGCCCGGGTGCATCCGAACCCCAGAAAACCCGGGGACGCCGAGAATTTCCGGGGTGATTTTTCCGAACCGGCGCGACATAGACAAAACAACCCGGTAACGCCCGGCAGGTATCGCAGTTTTACCCGGGATTTTCCACTCGGCCACGGGACGACCGAAAACCTCGCGTACTTTGTCCTCCAATGTGAACATACCGCCGACGTCCGGTAAGCCGGGGCGGGTAATCGTTAATTCTGAAATGGTACTTTGTTCAGTTAGCCATTTCCGGCGTACTTTAATTTCCATCGCTTAACCTTTCGTAAATAGTGGCAAATCGCCAGCGCCGCAAGCGCGCAGCTGATCCCGGGCAAAATGGCGCAGGCGGCCAACGTACAAAACGCGCAATCGCATTTACGCGACCGGCAGACCAACGCAACCCAAAAAACAGCCGTACATGCGGCGCTAAAGAGTAACATAACGACCCTCCCGATTTACAAAAACAAACCCGCCTTTTTGCCAGTCTGGCAGGGCATACACCCCGGGCGGCGTCCGGACGCCGCGCGCCTCGACATACCGGGCGATAACCGGGTCGCGGTAAAGGGTACGCGTGGTCAGTCGCACCATAGGCGCAACCTCGGCCAAAGTCATACCCGAAGCGACAAGACGACGCGCCGCCCACATAGCGCGATTGCAAGGGGTATGCGGCAGCGGCCGCAGATCCTCGGGTAACTGCGCCCGTAATGCCGCAATCTCGCGCGCTTCCCGGTGTCTGGATACCGCAGCAACCGATACCCCCGCCGCCTCGGCGGCCTCCGTGGGCGTCTTACCCGCCCGCAAATATTCCAACGCTTGCGCGGTTCGTGTTTTATTTGCCATAACGTTTTCTCCGCCATCCCCCGGACGCGCGTATCGGCCAATCTGCCGCCCAGTCCGGTAAAGTCATCATAATTTTTTCAAATTCTGCCACGCTGCCGAAACCCTCGGGAACCTCGGCGACGTCTTCGTCGTAAACATGCAAAACGATGTTATACCCGGCCGCCTCCAAAAGCCGTAAACCGTGCTGCTGAATGTCCCGCGCCGTGGCCTGTACGATGTTTTCCGTCAGGCGGCCGCCATACGTGTACATGCGTATCCAGCCTACAGGGCCGTTTTTCGGGTTTGTGTTGTTACCCTCGTAGGTAATCTCCTGCGACCCCTGAAATTTGCTATGTGGTGACAGCCTCGGCCGGTGGTAATGCAGATCCCGGCCAGACAAAAGGGTTAGCGTTAAAACGTCCGTTTGTCGGTCGTACTGGAATTTCAAACCCCGGAAGGTATAAGACGCGCCCGGGTTTTGTACGGCCGCAATAAACGACCCCTCGACGCCGTAAAGGCACGGTTCCCAAAACCCATTTATTTTTTTACGCTGGCCGCCCCAAAATTCCACGATTGCCGGGGACGCCGCCCGCCACGCTTTTACGCCGTCGGCGATCTGCTCCGGAGTCAAAAACTCATCAGCGCCAAACTGCACCCACGAGCCCGAGCCGCCCTGAAACCCCGACGCCAATTCCGCGACCTTTCCGATACTTTTACGAAGCGGGTGGTGACTGCCGGGTTTTGCCGGTTTTCGCTTATACCAATCCGGGGCGGATAATTCCTCGTCCGTGTACCCGGCATGTTTCATAAAGTCATTAAAAGGTACGCCGGAAATTTTCGCGGCGGACATTTCATAGATTTTGCCGTGAGTACGGAACACGTCAATGCGCCATTGTTCCCCGGCCAGCATTGCTAAAACAATCGCCTCAATACTGTTGTAATCGGATACGATCAGATCCCGACCCGGCGGGGCGATAAAAAATCCCCGCAAACAGGCGGAAATAGCCGCCAGCGCCGACCCGGCGACGTGTTCGATTCTGGCTAAGTCGCGGGTTAATAAAAGGCGTATAACGCTTTCTGTCGCTTCCGGCCCCCACTCCTGCGGTTTCGGCGGTCGTGGCAGCCCGCAGTACGGGCAGCTGACCAACCCGACGCGGAAAGCCTCGCCGCAAACGCATAAATACATATCCGGCCCGGAGTTCGGTAAGTTTGTGGGTTGTGGCCCCTCGCCGGTAGGTCGGCCAGTTCGCGCCCCGTAATAGTTATACAGTCCACGGATACGGCCGTCCGGACAAGCGTTATGCAGCATAGCAAAAACTTTTTTTACTGACGCCAGCCCGACGAGTTCCCGGATTTCTAAAGCACGGCGCACCGGGTACGGTAACGCCGGGTTTTTTAAAACGGCGGTTACTGTTTCCTCCTGCATGTTGTCCAAATGCACCCCGAAACGCGCGATAAACTCGGTTAATTTTTTCGTTTCGCTTGCGCGGTCTACCATGCCAAACGTAAGGCGCTGCAGTTCCCCGTCGTATAACTCAAAAACCTGTTTCAAAATGTCCGCGCAAGCGTGTAGCGCCGCTACGTCAATCGCCACACCCCGGGAGTTAATTGTCTGGTCTAGCTGCCACAGTGGTAACTCATGCGGACATAGATCCGGAATACGTACGCTGACGTCTTCCTCGACCTCAATATCACGTAAATTGTACTGACCAAATGCGGCCATCGCTTGCTCGTCGGTGTCCATGCAGGCGCGCGCGGCGGCCAGATCCGGAGGCAACCCGGTACACATCAGGCGGAAATACTCCGAGGTTCGCGCCGGGGTCATTTTCTGCGGGATAGACAAACGTTTTATAAGGGCATCGCCCCGGGCGTCTTTGCCCGGCAGCTGCAGAACTTTTGCCACGCTTGCCAATGCTGGAGGCAATGCGTACGCGCTGGCCTTCGCTTTACTGCAGCGCCACTGCCCCGGGTGCACCGGCGGCCAGCCCATACGTTTATGGCAAACTTCCTCCCAGATCACGCGCTCAAACGAGGCGTTATGTGCTTCGATCAGACCGCCTGACTGTATGTATTGGAATAACTCGACCGGCGGAGGGTCGCCCTCGCGCCATTGCCTCGCCGGGCGTCCGTCTTTCAGGTCGTAAGCAAGCCAGCGTACTACCGTAGACGGGTGCATCGCGTATGCAAACGCACCGACAAGCGGTAACCCCGGCTTTTTACTTTTCGGCGCACCTTCAGGCTTTCCCCACTCCATCGCGGCCGAGTCCCACGCAAAACCGGCGGCGCTGTATGTTTCAAAGTCCAAATCAGGTAAAACGGTACTACGCCGCTTTTGTGTGGCTAAAAACTGTTGACCGTGTGCGTATTTGCTCAAAGTTTTTGGGCGGGTTTCCCCGCCCCTCCCTGTTATTGTTGAACCATCATGCCCTTAGCGATCAGATCCGCGTCGCTCCAGCCCTGAGCGGCGTACTGTTCACGCGTAAAGCCTCCGGCCGCTGGTGTCATGGTGTACGCTGGAGCCGCAGGCGCGCCCGGTAACGCAGTCATTGCGGCCAGCGGCGCCGGGGCGGGCATTGCGGCCGGTGCTGCAGGGGCTGCCGGTGCAGGGGCTGCCGGTGCAGGGGCTGCGGCCGGTGCAGGGGCGGCCGGTGCTGGAGGCATTGCGGCCGGTGCTGGAGGCATCGCAGGGGCGGCGGCAATCATCAAACCTTTAGCGATCAGATCCGCGTCGCTCCAGCCTTGAGCGTGGTATTGCTCACGCGTAAAGCCTCCGGCCGCTGGCGTCATGGTGTACACGGGAGCCGCTGACGCGCCCGGAGCCATCGGCGCGCCGGGCAGCATACCGGCGGCCAATTCTGCGGAAATATTCGCGGACGAAATAGGAACCGCGCCCGCCGGTAACTGCATCCCAGCCATATCCTCGGCCAGTCCGAGAGAGTTAAGGTCAAGACCGACATTAATAACCTCACCCTCGGCCGCAAATACGACCGCTTTAGGGTTCATGTACAGCCCCGGGGAGTCGCCTGTATTTCCGGACACGTCAGCCACAACGCGGACAAAATAACCGGGGACAACGCGGTTTTCCTCTTTCAATTCCACGACGGACGGCTTACCGTCTGCGCCCTGCGTGACCGCACAAACCGGCGGCGCGTAAGTCGACGAAAAACGTACAATCCAATGCCCCGGGTAGCCCTCTTTCTCAAACGGCGCGCGTTTGGCTTGCATCGCTTTCTCGCGGCTGTCGCCGTCGATTACCTTGTATTTATAGCTTGGGTGGTTCCAGAATTGCGGGTGGGCGGTGCGCGCGGCTTCCTGCATTTGTTGCCCCCACGGGGTCGCGCGCCAGTCGACGCCATTTTTAGGGAAGGCCACGCAAAACCAAAAATCTACTCGCGGCTGCCCCGCTTGCGGACCGGTTTTATATACTTTCTTTTGCCCGGCCAAATCCGTATCTGAGCCTTTATACAAACTGCCTTCAACCATGCGGCCGACCGGAAATTTGATAATTGTAGACGCTTTGCTCATGGTGTTACCTTTCAATCGATAATAAGTTTTTTGAGTTTTTCAGTGCTGACCGGTACAGCTTCCAGCGAGGTCGTGCGCTGAACGTTTCCATCAATTACGGCCGACGGTAAGCCTTTTTCTGCTGCCTGTTTCGGCGTAACCGCTTTTAATGAAACCAAGTCGTTTACACCAAAAATTTTGCCAAGATTGCCGACCACGTCCGGCGGAATTTTCCACGTTTCGCGGCCTGCCCGGGGTTCTAACACCCAGCCCGGAACCCGTTTGCCTGAGCGTAAAGCGTGTTCAATCTGCGCTTTAAAACCTTCGCGGCGGGTCTCCATGACCTTAATAAATTCGCCAAGTTCAGAGTACAGCCGCCCGGCAAGTTCATCCGGCAAACCTTCCGGGGTCTCCCACGCTGAAAAATCCATACCCGACGCGACTTTCTCCGCCAGACTCGGGCAGGCGTGGCGCGCTCCGCAGTCCCCACAATGACCGCCGGGGCGATACGGGGGGTTTAAACCCGCCGCAATCTTTGCCCGGCGCTGCAGATCCGTCGCAAGCGTGTACACCTCCCCCGCCGTGGTATCCCAGACCCGGAGCGGCCCGTCCCCGCTGGTGTAATCCCGTGGCTGAAATATCGCCAGACCGACGGGCGCGGAGTCCTCAGTACCGCAGGCGCTCAGAATCTCGGCCGCGTAAATGATCAGCGCCGGGTTACGGAAAACAGGAACCGGGCGGAACCCAAATTTAAAGTCAAATACCCACAATTTACCGTTCGCCCCAACCGTGAACGCGTCCGGTACGACGCGCTGATCCGGTAAAACAAAACGACCCGTGAGCGGAAACTCAATTGTCCACATAGGCGCGGGGGCGATTGCCAGCAACGCGGAAACGTACGCGTTTACCGGCGTCAGGATGTCGTCAGTCAATACGACGCCCTGCGGCGTTACCTGCCCCTCGGCGACCGGGTGGCCGCGCATAACTTCCGCTGCAGCCCAGTGCGCCGCCAAACCCTCGCGGGTAAAGTCCTCACCCCTGTATAAGTCCGGCAACTGTGCGGCCTGCGCTTGGGGTGCAGCGGCGCAAATCGACCACAAACCGGCGTTACTGGCCTTTATTTTCATAGCCAATCGCCGCGCAGTATTCAGGGATCAAATCCGGGCGCATTACAATTCCGGACATATTCGCAAGTTCCAGTTTTACCGCCGCCGCGTTTGCTTCATCAACGGTCAGTTTTTTATTTGTGATTGCTTGCGCTACCCACGTCAAAACCTCGCCCGCTGTAGGTACTTGCGCGGCGCTAGGTGCTGGCGGTACTTGTGCGGCGGTAGGTGGCGGCGGTACTTGCGCGGCGTTAGGTGGTGGCGGTACTTGTGCGGCGTTAGGTGGCGGCGGCATTTGCGCAACTACAGGATGCGACACGGGGGCCGGTGCGCCTATGTTTTGGCGGAGTTCTGCCTCTACTTGTGCCTGTACGGCGGGGTCAAGATTGCGGCGCGCTCTCCAGAACCCGTCCGCTTTTTTCTTTGCCGGGGTCGAGTGTATGCGGGCGTCCCACGGCAACCCGGCGCGGTCGACTTCCCGGCCGTTTACAGTCACGGTTTCCGGCGTTCCTGTTACGGCCTCGGGGGCTTCTGTTACGGTTTCCGGCGTTTCTGTCGCGGCGTCGAGTACGAGAGCGGACAGTTCAGCCGCACGTACTGCGGAGTCAAGAGCGCCCGGGGCTGGCGGGATCTGTTGCAGCTGCCCCACGTCCGGGCGATCCTCCGGGGCAATCGTTACCGGGCTGCCGGAGTCGTTCAGCAGTACGCGCAAAACGGCGCGCTCTATCGGTGTCAGTTTTGCGACATCGCTTAAGGTAATAGACATCATGGCGGGAAATTCTCCGTTAAATAAAACCGACGTTTAAGGGTGGTCGGGTTCACCTTTTAAATTCAAATACTAATCTACAGCAAGCGAGGCGTCAAGTAAAGACTGTGACTTTTCATACTCTTTCGCAACCTCCGCCGGGTCGCGGATCAGCATGTGAGGGTTGCCTTTTTTGATGTACAGGCGGGGGCGCGCGCCGTCAGGGGAAACGATCCGGGATACTCGGCCGTCAATCAGCGCCGGGTGTAACATATACCCGCAATTTTCCAAAAACTCGCGGCGGCGGTTTGTGGGTACGATCCGCTCACTATGCTTAGACATCAGCCAGCGTTCAAACGCAAGAGAACTGACCCAGCCCCCGAGCATCCCGGAAACCGCGCCCGCTTCGACCGCTTCGATAAACGAGTCCTCAAGGTTTCCACGGGAAACCGTCAGCGCTTCCGCTAAACTTGACGTTTTCGGGGCCACGCCGCCGCGCGCCGGGTTTAAATCGTCCGGTATGGGGTAAGAGTGCAGGAGGTCGGCCAAAACAGCATAGCCCCCTGATTCCGCCCACGGGTACAGGACTTTATGCACGTACTCGCCGATTCCGGAATTAACCAAGTCTCCGAGCCGTTGCTGCGCCGTGTAAAACATGGCGATCCGGCGCTCTGACTCGTGTTTTTTGATTGCGTTTTTGTAGTTGCTGCAGATCATCAGGTTAAAACACACTCGGCGCATGACTTTATCGCGCCCTTTGCCCTCAATCTCCTGTAACCCGTTTGTAACCATTTCTTTAATGTCATCCATTAAATCTTTTAAGTCGTCGGAAATATACAGGTCATCGATTGCGACAAATATCTTGCGGTAACGCCAGTTATTAAAATTTGAGGTTGAGCCTTTAGCGCGTAAGAAATGGGAATACTCATGCCCTACCGCGAAATAAACCATTTGCAGCAGGAAAGATTTTCCGTTACCTTCCACGCCCTGAATGAACGGAGCCCATTTAAATTTTACGCCCGGGTGCTGCGCAACGGCGGCCATATAGCAAAGCAAAATCTCGCGGTCGCGCGGGTCTGGTAAAAGCATTTCAAAGTATTTGAAAAACGGGGAGGCGTCGCCCGGGGTGCGTAAAATTTTCGGCGGGTAATAGCTGTTGACCTCTCCGTTAATAATCGCGCCGGGGGTTGCTCTCGGGTCAAATGTTGAGCGCATAGCCATAGGGGGGCGGTAATGTGTGTTTTGCGTAAACGTCTTAAACGCGTCGAAACTGACCTTACCTTCGAGTTCATCAGTCAAAAATGAACGGCCGCCGAACAGTACATTAAATTGCTCCGGTGAGTATTCCTCACCCCCGGGAACCATGATTCGGTGGCGGTCGGCCACGTACACGCACCCGGCAAACAATACGGCCTGCTCGTCAACAGTTAAAAATTTGTTCTGTTTTTCTAACCGCTGGATTGTGGGCGACCCGGCGGCGGCTGCAGGTAACTCCGGCGGGGCCTCGGCGGCTCGGTCGGACAAAACATCGCGCGCCATCGAACATGCGTTAAGGATCGTGCGGCGCAGATAGTCCTCACGATTCCATTTATCCCGTACCAGTTCAGACCGCAGCATTAACCTTTTAATGCGTTCGCAGTCTTTGCCCGTCCAAAATGCAAGGTGCTGCGCGAGGGCGGCGTCGGCGCTTGACTCGTCGAATACGCGGTCTTTATCCGGGTACGCTCCGGCCAGTACGGGAACATTCTTAGAAAACAGATCCGCAAACGATGCGCCCACGCCTGCGGCCGCTTTCATGCTCACCGAACGCATGGCGCGCGTAAGTAGCTGGTCGTCGTCTGCAGGCCCGCGCCACTCGGGAACCGGGCACTTCGTCCAATCGTCCGGGGTGCTGGTGCTGCCCGCTTTTAACGGGAAATAAGTGTTTACGAGTAAGGGCAAAGTCGCGCTGCAATCTTTACTGATATCGCCCGACGCACCCGCGCCGGTCAAAGCGGCAAAGCGCCCGGACGTGTACAACTCCAGACCGAGCGGCGCGTATTTGCACGAGTGCGGCGGGCATGTACCCACGCCGAAAATATGCAATCCCCGGCGGCTGCTGCTGACCTCGACGGCCGCGCCGTTAAACAACTGGATAAAGTATTTAGCCTCGGGCGTCCAATCCGTGCCGTCTGCGGTCGCGCAGTTATCGATGTCAAAGAAAAAGAAAGGGTCTTTCTCGGTGAACACGAAACCCACGCCGCCGCCGATCCGTGCTGCGGTAGCCGCTGCGGTGTCGACGTCAGCCCATACGGCCGGGTCAAGTGGATTTACGCCGATAACGCCGGTTTTTCCGCAGGCGGGGATTTTATCCATTTTGCCGGGCTTTACTCCCGGCCGGAGTACGTACGTAATAAACTGGGCGTACTCGTAAAGTTTGGCAAATGCGGGGGTTTTAAAAAACAGCATGGCGGGCGGCTTCCAGAACGTTAGCGGGGGCTTTTACCGCGACCGGGTGGCCGGTCAGGTATCCAATCAAAACGGCTTTTCTCCGTTCGGTTTTAATTGCCGCCCGGAGTATTTGATTAAGCATTTCATCGCGTGTTTTAAAATGCTTTGTAACGAGAGCCTGAGATACCCCCGCCGCCCGCGCTACCCCTGACAATGTGGCCGCCTCCGCCCCGCCGTTTTCGTACAACGTGAGGGCGGCCGCCAGCAACTGTTTTTTGCGATCCGCTTTTTTAAGTTTCATAAAGAGCCCGTACCGGTTGCAAACGCAGCGTCGCCGCCAAACGACGCCACGAGTAGTAAATAATTCAACTGCGCCGCAGTGTGGGGGTCTGCCGGGTTACACTTCCAGCCCGATTTTTTGACCTCACGCGCGACAAACTGCCCGATTTTTTTTCCGACCATATCGGGGGTAATGATGGTACACCTAACACCGATCAAATCAGAAGACTTAAATTTTTCATTCAGGCGCTTGCTTTCGTTGCAAAGACCAAAACGTACCGCGCGGCCGTTCTGGTCTTTAAGGACGCCGACGTTATTGCGCCACAAAAGGACGCCCTTTCCGGCGCACTCTTTGCGAATTTCTGCCTGTACCCAGCCCTCGGACGTCGCCGTTTCACCCGGGGCGGGCTCAGAACCACGCACAAGGCGCGCGGTCAGGTCTGCGATTGCGGCGGCAGGTACGCCCCAGTCCGCCGCCCACTCATGCAAGATACTCATTGCGTTAAACGTTCCTGTGCTGAAATTGCGGCAATAACGGCTGAATGGTTTTTAAACTCGTCCCCGCATATCAGGCTATGCGCCGCCTCCCTCAGCTGCTCCATCGTATGCGGGGGGAGCGTCGCCATTTGCATCTCAGTCTCTAACGCGTTTGTCGTTTCAGGGTCGACTTTGCGCAGCTTGGCGATAAGTTCGGAAATTTTAGGCATGGTCAGTCCTCTTTAAAAATGTAGTACAAAACTAACAGAGCAAGCGCGGCGGACGCCCACAACTCGGGGCGTAACAAAACCTCAAAATCAATCAAGTTTCAACCCCGCGCGCATTAATTGTTGTACGACCGTGCCGACGTCCGGCGCGGGTAACGCTTCGGCTTTTTTCGTCGGAACCGTGAAAAACTCCGGCAGCAGCGCGGCCAACTCCGGCGCAAGTTTCTTAAACTTGTTAAGCGTGGTGCAGGCGTTCAAAACCGCGTCTAATCCTTTTTTGGCTTCGTTTTCTTCGGACTTTAACATCCCGTAATCCCGCACCAGATACGCCGCGTCAGCGTAATTTACATCCTTTTCATTAATCCAAATCTTAACGTAAGGGTGGTGCGATACGCAGGCTGGGACGCGGACAGCCTCGACCGGGTAAGAACACCCGGAGGACGGCATACGGGCGTCCTGTACGCTGCCGTCTGAGTGTTCAAAAACCAGATTTACACTGTTCACTTTCACAAACCAGTTTTCCGGCAGTGTGGCCGCAACCTCCGCGAAACCTTCCGGGATCTGCGCATTAAGAATTTTATTCAGAAGTGCGGTGCGCCTTGCGTTCAGGTCGGCGTGTCGGTCTGCAAAAGTCTTTTTCAGCAGGGCGCGGACGATATCGGCGCGCAGGGTTTTTGTCATATTCATTTAGTAAGTTCCTTTGCAATTTTCATTTCTTCGGTGTCTTCCTGTTCGCAGCCGGTGGCGTACTCCTGCCACCATACGACCTGACCTATTGTGTAACGCAGGGAACCCTTTAACTTTGCAATTTCTTCGCGGAGGGCGGCCACAGGGTCAGCGTCCGGCGGCGTTTCCCCGTAACCCCGGGTAATGTCCTGTATGGTCGGGTGGTGCGCGATCATGCCCACGATGTCGGACGCGGGCAGGGTCTTTGCGTGGTGGACTGCTGCGCGTTCGCAGAAGTTCAGCGCGTTTTTTAAAACCCGGTTTTCTTCGCGGAGCGCTTCCGCGTCTATCGGGTGCAGGTACAGGGGGAACGAAACGCGCTTAGGGTCTGGCGTCCATGAAAGACTACCGACAACCCCGCGATTTTCCGGCGACCCGATCACGAAGGCGTAAGGGTCGGCCGCCGGAGCATTTAAAGCGGCTTCGATCCGTTCGACGGATTGCTGATAAAAATGTTTAAACGTTTCCGCGTGTGTGTCGCGGTCCGGTGCGGCTTCGACGGGCTGTTTAAATCCGCATGAACAATCCGTCAGTTCACCGTTCCCCCCTTCCAGATACTCGCCGCAGCCCGGGCAATATAGCTTTTTCATGCTTTTGTCTCCGGGTGAAAGAATGTGTTACGGTAATCGCGGATTGCCTCGGTGCGGGTGTCGCCAAAACCCGTATTTCTGACGGCGTGGTCGTCATGCGCCGTGATCATATACCCGCAGCCTTTCTGCACGACTACGCCCTTGCGGCGTTCGATGCGGCCGTCCGGAGTGTTATGCAGCCCTTGCCACGCTGCCCGCGCCGTTTCCCGGGCGCGGTGGTGTACGCGGTGGCGTGAGTACCCGCGCGGAGTAAATCGCGGCGAGGAATACGCCCCGCCAGAATAGCCGAGCGACGCGCAAAGACCTGCCGCCATCATTAAAAGTTTATTTAACATTTCTTACCCTCCGTAAGCCTGCGCCAGCGCGCGGCGTTTAAGTGTTTGTGATAGCGCCTCGTCCGTCATCGCCTCCCAGCTGGCCGCGCGTTTTGCGCCCTTGCGGCGTTCGATGCGGCCGTCCGGGGTGTTGTGCAGACCTTGCCGGGTGGCGCGCAGGCGCTCACGCAAACCCGTGTTAATGCGAGGTATCTGCAGGCTCTTTGCTTCGTCAAAAATGACGACGTCGCCGTTATCAAACACCTGATAGTTCGCTTCCCGTAGCAGGCGCTCAATTGTCGCGCCGACTGGGGGAGCGCCGACAACGATAACGCGGGTTCTCATAAGTACCCCACGCGGATACGGGAACGGCGGCGGTCAATATCTATCAGTTTTTGCAATGTGGCGACGGCCTCGCACCATGTAGGGGCGACTACGGCGAAAGTAAAATCGGCGGTACGTGCGCGCCACAAGCCGCCCGGCATGGCTCGGATATACGGTTTCATGCGTAAAACTCCCAAGTGTGGGCGTCTTTGGGGATAGGCGTAATAAACGGATCGTTACCCATTGCCGTAACCGTCATAAGGTCGCCTGCGCCGCCGTTTGGTTTCGGCCACGCTGCGGCGCGGTACTTGCGGCGTACGTCCTGAATTTCCCCAGTGGCGTATGCTGCCCGCGCTTCGCGCCAGTTATCCAACGTTATCAAACTCAGGCTTTCAGAACCTTTAAGGCGTACCCTATCGCCGATATGCACCGGTTTGCCCTCGTGGAAAAAAACCGGAGCCAGCTGCAAAAACCGACTCGTCCCGGCCGTCCCCGCGTGTTCAAACCCGTTCTCGTCGGCCAGCATCACGCCGGGAAAACCTTTAACCGTGAACCCGATCAGGCGCTCTCCTTCGCCTGAAAATACATGAATGTCCTGCACTGGGTAGCTTTTACCCTCGGTTACAAATTCGACCGGCGCACCTGCCGCCGCTAAGTCCTTGTTAAATGACATAGACCCTCCTTTTTGGTGTTAGCGTTAAAACTAGGTTAGATATTAAACTAAGTATCCCAACTGAGCAATAAAATTTTTAATCTTTCCGGCGAGTGTTTCCATTTCCGCCCGGCTCAGTGTTTGCGCTGAAAACACGTCGACGCCAAACTGATACCAAAAGCGCCGCTGTGCCTCCGCGACGCTATCGCCCCGCCCTACGTAAATCGCGCCGTATGTCTGTATGAGCGTTTCGAGTTCCTGCATAGCCTGCAGTTTTTCGTAATGCCGCGCCCTGATGCTGTTGACGACTACCGGCGTAGCGTTTGCCGGGGGGTGCGGAGCGTCTTTGCGGTGTTCCCATTTTTTATAGATGGCGTCCCAGACAGCCGGGTCGACGGCCTGCAGATCCCCCTCGACCATTTCCAGCGATCCGCGACCCTCGGGTGCTGGGGCGGCCGCGCCGCAGTGGGGGCAGGTGCTTTTATACCGGTCGTACGTTTGCGAACACTCCAGACAAGCGCGCTGCGGCCGGGCTTCCAGTGCCTCGCCGGGCGTTTTGCCGCGTACCGTACCCAGCAATGACCAGACGCGCGGCATATCCGGCGGTAAATGGCGCAAAACGTTACCCACGGGGTCGATGATGATAGCGTAAGGTTTGGGGCTGGCCGCCACAATTGCGCGGCGCTGCGCGTCCGTCAGGTCGTCGTATGTGGCGTAATACGCCGGGTCAATCATCAAACGCAAAGCGCGGCCGAATTGCTGCGCAAATAGTGGAAAACTGGCGGTCGGGCGGGCCATGATGACGACCTCTAACGCGGGGACGTCGAAACCTTCGCCGAACAGATCCACGTTTACCAGTATTCGCAGCTCCCCCGCTGCAAACCGGCGCAGGATATGCTCCCGGTCTTCCTCGGGCGTCCCCGCGTGAACCATACACGCCGGAACCCCGGCAGCGACAAACGCCTCGGTAATTTTCCGGGCTTCGTCCACGTCGACGGCGAACACGATCCCCATTTTGCCCGGGGCGTATTTGAAATACTGGTCGACGACGTCGCCAACGAGGTGCGACTTACTGACCGCCTCTTTAAGCGCGGCGTGTACGTACTCCCCGGAGTCGCCGATTTTTACGCCGGTCAGGTCGACATCAGACTTAGGCGCATACACCCGGTAAGGGGTCAGGTATCCGGAGTCGATTAACTGCCGTTGCGTGATACGTTCGATTAAGACATCAAAAAACCCGTCGGCCTGTCGTCCTAGCCCTTTACGATCCGCGCGGCATGGCGTAGCCGTAACCCCGAGACCGACGGCGTTAATGCACCGGGCGCGGACTTTGCCCCATTTGTTCGCGCGTAAAACGTGGTGCGCTTCGTCAGTAACAAAATACCGGGTTTGCAAAAACAGGGGGTCATTGTCCGGACGGTTTACGAGCGTATCAACACCGGCCACGATGACCCGCGCGCCGGGGCTCAGGAATACCCGTTTAAAATGTCGCATGTGCAGCGCCGCAACCCGTTTACCGCCGATTACGTGGTGAATAATCCCCGCCCGGGCGAGGGCGACGCTGATCTGACCGATAAGTTCCTTTCGGTGTACCTGTACGAGGATCTGCCCGGGGTTTTGCCCGTTCAGGATCAGCCGGACGACCTCGGACAAAATAACCGTCTTACCGCCCCCAGTCGCGCAGACCGCCAGAACGTCGCGCAGCCCTTGCAGCCACGAGGAAAAAATGTCCTGTATGTACCCCTGCTGATAGGGTCTTAATTTTGGTGTTAAATCCATTACTTTGCTTGCTGGAAAAAAGCCCGCACTAAGCGGGGCTTATGTTTTTTCAGATTCCGAGGTTTAACAGCTTTTCGCTAACCCCGTACATTTTTGCAATTTGACTTGCGCGTTTTGGAGGCAGTGACGCCGCGCCTTTCATCCAGCCACGGACGCAGTTTAGGGATACTTGCAGATCCCGCGCCATGTTTGTAGCGTTCCCGGCCCGGCTGGCGGCGACCTCTATCTCGGTCATGCCGTAATGATCCGCGATTGCGGCGGCCAGTCGCGCCCAGTTTTCCGGGCTGTTATCGGTCGCCGAAAATTTCAGCAACAGCCGCAAGTGTTGCAGCCGGTCGACCTGTTCCGGTTTCAGTCCGGCGTTTCGGATTGTGTGGTCTACTTGCATACGCACCCCTTTAGTAAGTATTTAAACGCGGTTATTGTAGCTCATTTTCTGAGCCCTTCATATCTCGCAGCGTGTAAGAGTTTAAATTTTGCCGGGACGTCGGGGGCGTCTTCCAGTGTCCCGAGCATTTCAAGATGCGCGCCGATCATGTTGCATAAAACGCGCTCTCGCTGGTACTGGTGTATGCGCTTTTCCCGGCGGCGCAGATTGACTGCATAAACTGACTCTCCGTTTGCGGTCAGGCGGGAAGTCTGACGCGGAGGGGATAGGATCAGGCGCAGGCACAGGCGGCCGAGTAAGTCGGCGCGGTTATAGAAATCGGCGGCGGTTTTCATAGCGCGAACCCTGCGGCCAGTGTAACGACGGACGCCGCGCCGGAAATCACGGTTAGGCGTGAACGGTACGGGCGCCCAGTTAATCGGCGCTGGTCGGTGTCGTACTGGGTCGCCCACACAAACGACGCGCAGCAGATAGCAAAAACAAACGAAATCATTTTAAAGGCTCCCAGTTATTGATAAACGCCAGACGGCGGGGGTTTTTGTACATCGTGGACGCTAAATATTCCGCGCGGTAATCTGCACGGCTGGAGTTAAAAGGAAACGAAACTTTTTTAAAAATCTGTTTTTGCGCGAAGTCGAAACCCTCGTCAACCCCGGCCCCACGGCTGCGGCAAAACCACTCGAAAGACGCGCACAAACCCAAGTGAGGCCAGAATACCGGGTGAAGCGGGCAACCTTCAGCGACCCACTGCTGCACCTCGACCATAAACTCATTAAATAACTGTTTCACTGTGACGGCTCCCAGTTGTGGATAAACGCCAGACGGCGCGGGTTTTCGTACATTGCGGCCTTTAAGTGTTCCTCGCGGTAGTCGGCACGGCCGGAGTTAAACGGAAAAGATTTCTTTTTAAAAATGACGTCCTGCGCGAAAGCGAACCCCTCGCCGTCCATCGCTCCCCGTTTAACAAGGTAGTCATCAAAAAGGACGCACAACCCGGTTTTACGGTGAAATACCGGATGCTTCGGGCAGCCATCGGCGACCCACTGGCGTACCTCGGCCATAAACCAGTTAAATGCGTCTTTCATTTCACCCACTCCGGGCAGCCCGTTTTTGCAACACCCTCAACACGGCGGGGCATTAAGACGCCGACGAAGTCGTCAAACCCGGGGATTGTGATAACTGCCGGTTTTGTCTGGCCGCCGTGGCTCATTAAGTGCAGGCGCGCACCGGTCAGGGTCTCGGCCACGTCTTCAAACAGCGAAATCAGATCCGGGTCAAATTGCACGACTGCGCCACTTGTGGACGCTGGAAACACGCCGCGTATTAAAGACATAACGCGCGCGTCTACCGGGGCGGCTTCGTAACTGACTACCCCGGCAGGGGTGAGTAGGGTAACGTGTGCGCCGTCGACCGCAGCGGCCAGTACGTCGCCGGTAATTTTGGAAACCACTTCCGCCGGGATAAACAACGGCGACGCCAGCCCCGGCAAACCGCCTTTAATTGCCCCGGCCAGCGCAGAGCGCGCGCCGATTGTGCAGGAAGCGGTAACAGTCAAGCCGTTTAAAAATGGGCGCTCCGGTTCAGGCGTCGGAGGCAGTAACAAAGACAGCGCGCGGATATGGGCGAGGGGTAACATTTATTTCCTTTCAGATCAGGTTATACACGAGCCACAGAGCGGCCAGAATGAACGACGCCGCCCCGGCGTAAACAGTGCTGCGGGAGCGGTAAGAATGACCGAGAAAACGCGCGGTCGCCCGGTCGCATCCGAGTTCAAATAAAAACAGGCCGATCATTGACGCAACCAGTAAGCCAAAAATTGCATTATTAACAGAAACCACGGTACGCACTCCTTTTAAATAATTACGGGTTAGATTCTAAACTAAAAATCTAACCCGTTGCAAATTATTTTTGATACGCCATTTTTACGGTTTTCTGAACGACGCGGGCCTGATGCTTTGCGTCATCTAGCGCATTGTGATGTACTCCGGTGCGCTCCACGGTAGCGCCGGGGTGCAAAGCACACAAAGTGCGGTAACAGCGGTCCCGGCGAAAGTCCCACGGAAGGGGAACCCCGATTTTTCTGTAGGCGTGAGCGATAATAGCATTATCGAACGCCGCGCCATTGCCCCAAACTGACAAGTTTTCAAAGGTGCACAACCATGCCGCAAACTCCTGAAGGGCTATAAATAACGGGAGGGCGTCCTTGTCCCAGATTACCGAGCGGGCGGCGTCTGGCTTTTGCGCCCACCATTTCAGGGTATCCCCAGATACTGTACCGAACTGCAGCGCGCTGGAAACGTCCACGGGGGCGTAAAACTCGCCCATAAATTCGGACTCCGTGAACGCTACCGCGCCAATGGCAATGATTGCCGCCGTGGGTGCGGTATCCAGTGTTTCGAGGTCGAGCATGATATCCATTATTCAGCCCCGCCCAGTTCGGTTTTAATCTGATCCAGCGAGAGCCCGGTTTCCTCCATGATGTTAATTACCAACGTCGCGCCGACGATCAGTTTGTTATGGCGGATTTTGCTGATGACCGGCGGGGCGACTTTCAGACGGTGCGCGAGGGCGGCGTCGTTACGCAGGGCGAGAACCTTAATAACCAAGTTCAGCAGGTCGTTTTTGCCCTCTTGGGTTTGTTCGATAGCGTTAAACTTTTTCATGCAATTGCTCCTTTATGTGCATCGGGAAAATACAGCGGTTAATTATGGGCGAACCCGTAAGGACAACCACGTCCCGGGGTTCCTCGCGCATCCGGCTAAAAACGGCCGGAATCTCGCCCTGCGGGGGTTCGATAATCAGGAGGACGTCGGCCTCCTGCGGCGCTCCGTCGCGGAGCCATTTATACAGCGATAACATGCACGTCCGGACGGAGGGTCCGAGGTATGCCGCGACCTGCCGCGACAACTCCCGGGAGTGGGAAATAATCGCAATCGACGCGCCGGGGTGCGCCTGCGCTAAATACGCCGCAGTGCGGTAACTCGCGCCCGCGCCAGTCATGGCAAACAAGGTTGTACGTGTGTTCATTGCTTAATCCCTAAAATGTCTGCGATTTTCCGCAGGGCTTCCAGATCCGGTTTTTTAGCGCCGAACGGCGACATACAGTCCCGGATACTCCGGCGCAGCAGTTCAGCCTCCTGCGCCTCTTTTGTTTCCCGCTCGTATGCCTCCAGATCCAGCACGAGTGACGACCGGCCGTCCTCGCATCGCATCGTTTTAAGGTTGTATCGGCGGCCGTTATCCAGCGTTACCCAGATACGACCGACAACGCGCACCAGATGGCGCGTTAAGTCCGCGTTATAGTGGGTTTTCACCCAGACAATCTGCGCGTTTTTCATTATTCGCTCACTAAGGTTAAAGGGGCGACGTACCAAACGCAGGCGGCGGCGTATGTGGCGTTAGCTGCGACCTCGTCGGCGGTCAGCGGGACGCTAAAAATTGGATGACGTACCGCCTTATGCAGCCGGGAATACTCCCGGGCGAGTTTTGCCGCCGTGGTTTCGTCGCGGGAGGCCGTAAAAAACGGGACGCGGCCGGGGTGTGTAAAAATCAGGCAGACGGAGCATTTGCGGCGAGACTCTATAACGTGGGTCTGGCCTTCGCGGTCGGTAAACTGGTATTTCATAGTTTCCCCCTGTTGTGTGAATTGATAGGTTAGACTCTAAACTAAAAATCTAACCTAGCGCAAGCGATTTATTTACGGGAAAAGCGGCGGGTTAATGAAGTGCCGCCACACTGGCGCATTAACTGCGCTTCCTGTTCCTGAATGTGGCGGGCTTCGTCCTCGCTTACCGGTTCCCAGTCGTCGGCCGGTTTGCCGGTCGTGACTTCGATCAGGGGCTGTCCAAAGTATTTATCTGCGAGGCGGTTAAGGTTCGCGGCGGTACTGTCTCCCAGATCCGCCCGGCCACGCAGGCGCAAAATCATGGACCGGTTCGCCTCGCGTTTTTGCGCGTCCGTCAGTTTGCTGTACTCGGTAAACTCGGTATTGCGAAGGCACAGGCCAACCCTTGCGCCGGGGGCGTTTTTGATGCCG